AATGCCTTACTTCCTAAGTATTTACTTGCTAAGGTACCAGAAGTATTGTTTATTTTTGAACTTGAAGATGAGGACTAAAAATTTATAAAAGCATGGGTATAAATGAAATTGTTGGAAAAATTATTGATAAGCCCTATCTTATGAGGATGGGAGCTAAGAAAATTTCTAAACAGCTTAAAGCATTTCCAGATGATGTAAGAAAGGCTAAAAGAATTCTACATGAAAGAGGATTTTTATTTAAAGAGACAACCAAAACTAATCCACATTCTATACCGAAGATATTAATTCTTGATATCGAGACGGCCCCTTTAAGAGCATATGTTTGGTCTCTTTGGAAACAGAATATATACATAGATCAAATTATTTCTGAGTGGTTTATAATTTCGTGGGCAGCTAAATGGTTGTTTGAAGATGAGGTTGTATCACAAAAACTTACCGGTAAAGAAATTTTAGCAGAAGATGATTATAGGATTGTAGAAACTTTATGGCATCTACTTAATAAGGCGGATTTAGTTATTGCTCACAATGGAGAGGCCTTTGATTTAGCTAGGATTAAGTCAAGATTTTTGGTACATGGATTACCTCCTGTTACGTATTATCAACTTATAGATACCAAGAAGGTTGCTAAAAGAGAATTTGGATTTTCTTCTAATAAGATGGAGGCTTTGGCAAGAATGCTTGGAATAGAAGGTAAAGATAAGACTGATTTTACTTTATGGTCTGAATGTATGAAAGGTAATGAAGATGCTTTAGCCTACATGGAAAAGTATAATCGTCAGGATGTTAGAGTTCTTGAAGAGGTATATCTTAGATTAAGACCTTACATCAAGAGTCATCCAAACTATAATTTATTTATTGATTCTGATAAGCCAGTATGTCCTCATTGTGGACACGATGAATTAGAATTTGTTGGATATTATTATTTTACCCAAACTGGTAAATATAAGAATTATCGCTGTATGAAATGTGGTGCTTTGTCAAGGGAACGTAAAACTGTATTTCAGAATAGAAAATCAATTTTAGTTAGTAATGGAAAATAATAGTATATTTCAGGAAGATGATCAAGCCTCATTACTTGATCTGCTAATGACTAACCTATTTATAAGGAAACTTATGATGGATGAAAAGAGTAAAGATGGAAAACCATTGATGAGTTATTCGTTTGAAATTATAGATTTAAGTGATAGTAAATAATATGTATAAGTTAGTTAGAAAAGGGAGAAATAATAGTCCATATGATTTATCAGCTTTAAGATGGATTTGTGAGAATTGTGGTGGTGAAAAAAGACCTAATGGACCCTATCAATCAGGAAGACCTGGGGTAAGATATTGTAAGTGTCATGACAAAAGTAAGAAAGAGGGTTAAATGTGTTCGTTGTGAGTCATTAGATAGAAAACAACAAAGTAAGAAGATTGTATATACTAAAGATGGTATACCTTTATGTACTGTTTGTATGTTGGAGGCAGCGGAAGAAGAGGAGTACTTTAAACATTTAGAAGATAGATGTTTAACAGAGGAGTTGTATTATGAGTATGGATCCGGTGAAGAATTTGATTAATAACCTGGCAAAGGAAATGGAGCTTGATCCTCTTGATGTAGAGAGGGTTTATAAAGCTCCATTTGAATTACAGTCCATCATCATGAGGTATAGGTGTGACAGGGAGAGACAATATTTTCCTTCCCTGCGCATACCTTACTTTCTTATATTCTATTGTCCGGAGAAGAGGAAGCAGAGGCTTAAACAATTGCAAGAGAGGAAGAAGAAGGATGAGACTTGTGGATCTAATTAATAACCAAGTTACTATATCAGAAGAAGCTTATCTATTGAAACCATTTAAAGCGATTTGGGATAGAGATAAATCTAAGGATAAGGCAAGGGCTTTAGCTGAAATGGGATATATATATTTCATGGAGGATTTTAAATCTGATTTTTCAGATATAGTTGATGAAGAAGCAAGGGAAGCAGAGGTTATTGGTAGTGTTGATCTTCCTCCTTCTTGGAAGGAGGATAAGGTTGTCAGAATAGCTAGAGAGTTCTACCGTAAAAGGAGCGAAGAAGTTTTGCCTCTTTTATTTTTGCATGATATTAAAATTGCAATAGATAGAATGAGAACACAATTTAGGGAAGTAGACTTTCTAGCTACTGATAATCGAGGTAAACTCAAGTATGATATAGAAAAGTTTGCAAGAACTATTGAGAAAAGTGTTGGTTTATTAGAAGGATTATCAAAGCTTGAGAATATGGTTAAAAAGGAGTTACAATCTAAAAAAGATAAAGTAGGTTCTAAAAGTAAGGCTTTGTTTGAAGACGGTATCGAATAATGGAGTTTAATAAGTATCAGTCATTATTAGACGAATCTATCTTAGATAAAGAGGTCTATAATGAAGTAGTAGAATTTCTTTCTACAGTTAAGTTTCTTGACAGCTTAACTAATCCTAATAGAAAAAAAGCTTGTGATTTAGAAAGAGATGAGTTTGGTCGAATTAAAGTAGATCTTACAAATCCTCATATTCTTGAGGATATGGACTATTTTCGTCCAAGTGCTCTTCATTACCAAAAATTTAAGAAATATACTAATCTTTATCCTAACTCTGCACCTAATTCTGAGTATCGCAGGTTCTGGAGAGAGGAGGCAAGGCGTTGTAGAGAAGGATATATACGTGAGTCTGATGGAGAGTGGATTTCGGGGCCTTACTATTTTTATCTTAATTATTCTCCTATACGTAGGAATATTATAGTTCCAGGTACTAAGAGATCGGAGCGTATTAAGGGGTTTCCTGATGTATATGACGGTAATTATTTGTATTTCCATTATTTACAACAGGCTAAAGAATCTGGTAACCATTGTGGTATTCTTAAGAGAAGAGGTATTGGAGCCTCTTATATGGGAGGTGCTGGATTAGCAAGACTTCTTATTCTTGGAGATACCTCTGTTAATAAAGGTGATGTACAAGCATTTGCAATTGCAAGCGAGAAAGAGTATCTTATTAAAGATGGTATTTTAAATAAATTTGATGACAATGTAAATTGGTGTGCTTCTAATACTCCGTGGCCTAGATTAAAAAGTAAAGATTCTCTTAATAATATGGTTTGGGAGATGGGTTATACTGATTTGGATGGTTTAACTCAGGGTACCAGGAATTCTGTTATAGGAGTTACAACTCAAGGCAATCCTTCCCATGCCAGGGGGAAAAGAGGTCCAATTTGGTGGGATGAATGGGGGTTACATCCAGATCTTCTTGAAGCTTGGAATATAGCAAGAGAGTCTACTGAAGAAGGAGATTATGCTCATTCTACTATGGTAGGTGCTGGTACAGGTGGCACTAAGGGAGCTGATTTTAAAGGAGCTGAGGAAATGTTTTATAATCCTATAGGATATAAGATATTACCACTTCCTAATGTATATGATAAAAATACTGGTGGGAATACTTTATGTGCATTTTTTTACCCTGCGTATCTTAATCGTTTAGGATGTTATGACTCTAATGGTAATTCTGATGTAGTAAAAGCATTAGTGGAAATTATACGTAGAAGAATTAGTATTAAATATAATTCTACTGATCCTAATACACTTGTTCAGAATAAGGCTGAAATGTGTATAACTCCACAGGAGGCTGTAATGCGCAGAGAAGGTAGTATATTTCCTGTCCTGGATCTTAAGGATCATCTTGCAGATATAATGCCTAACCTTACTACTTTTATAGGTACACACTATATAGGACACCTTAAGCTTAATGTCTCTGGAGATGTAGAGTGGAGTAAGGGTGAACTACATAAAGTATTAAGGGATTACCCACTTAGGGATGAACCTGATAGGGTTGGATGTGTTGAAATATTTGAGATGCCTCAGAGGTTACCTGATAGTACTATTCCTTACTTAAGATATATAGCTGGGATTGACCCAATTGATAGTGATGAAGGTACTTATACTAATTCTTTGGGATCTATTTTTATATTTGATACCTGGAGAGATAGGATAGTTGCAGAATATTCTGGCAGACCTCAACTTGCTGTAGAGTTTTATGATGTATGTGCAAGGTTGCTAAAATTCTATAATGCTATAGCTAATTATGAAAATAATAT